TTGGTGTAGAAAGACCCACCCGTCGAGTACGCCGTGTCCACGGAGTTCGTGGCGTACATCCGCCAGTAGTAGAGCGTCCCCGGCGTCAGCCCTGTGATGGACGGCGCGAACGTCCCGGTGCCGCTCCCGCTCGCCACGATGCTGTCTGCGGTGGTCGGGGTGCCGGCCGTGTTGTAGCAGACGCCTCGCGTGGAGACGGATGCGCCGCCGTCAGAGGTGACGTTGCCGTGAGCGGTCGCGGTGGTGTCGGTTATCGCATCGACTGCGGAGTCTGTGACGGTGGGGGCGGTGGCGCTCGAGTATGTTATGACGAGTGTCGGGAGTAGAGCCGTGTTGCCCGTATAGTTAGACGGGTAGAACTGCACTTCAGTCGATGCGACGCTGATGTCGCCCGAGAGCAGACAGTTGTAGTACCCGCCAGCGAGAGCAGCAGCCACCTGCGCGGTTACGTCCCACGTCTCCCAAACACCGGCTACGAATGGGGCAGGAGTGGTGTAGGTCGCTTCATCCGCCGTGGTGATGTCGGAGGTGGTGTTCTTCGCACCAGCCGTAGACCACGCGTTGCCCGTCTTGTAATTCGTCCAGCACGAAGTAGTCTTGTCCCAGTCCGTGCGAAGGATTCGGTCAATCCTGTGAACCTTCCCACTTGCGTTAGCCTCGCCGGCATAGGCGTAGAGCGAAAGCGTCGCGGAGATCACTGTGCCGCTTACACCAGCGAGTGAGAAACGCAGAGGGGAGCGCCACTCTGTGCCCACTCCGCCATCTTCAAGTCCACAACCGATAAAGGCCAGCGTCGAGTAGTTCGTCGTCGGCGCGGCCTGATACAGGAGGACGCTGTCGATGGACTGGATGGTCAGGAGCGCCATGTCACACCCCGCTCGTCAGCGGCCCCGCACAAGGCGAGGCCACCCCACAGCAAAGCCCCGAGCAGATGCCCGAGGCCAGCGTCGTACGGCGGGTGTCAACGGAGGCCGGAGGACCGCGGTTCACGTTGGCTTCGAAAGTGAGCAGCGAGGGCATCCCGATGCACGCCGGGACCGAGAAGGCCGGACGCACAGCGCGCGGACGACGCGGCCTCACGCCACCGACAGCATCGGCAGCGTGGACCTCGTCGCCTGCTCTGACTTCGAGGGTCACTTGTCTCCCACGTACGTCTCGATCGGTATGGGCCCGCCTGGACGGTCGGATGCCCGCACGTCCTCACTCACAGCCACGCCCAGATCAGGTGGCTTCACATCGGGTACGTCACGCCGGCCGGGTCGATGTGCCGGCAGAAGAGGTTCGTGTCGATCAGGAACGGGTACTTCTTGCGTCCGATCTTCGGCCATCCCGCTCTCCTCAAAACGTCCTGCTCGATCACCCGCGTGCACCACGCGAGGTCCGAGGTGCCTGTCTTCGTGCGCAGTATCTGGCTCTCCGGGTCGAACCACACCGACGCCGGCTGGTCGAAGACCCTGCGCGTGAGCTGCCCTCCGACGACGTACTCCGGAGACTCGTCCCACATCAATCGTAGCACCTTCATGTTGCACAGCCAGAAGCCCGTCGGGACGCCGTCGCACCACACGAGGTCGCCCATCTTCCAGTCGCCGAAGTAGCTGTTGCCGCGGCCCCGGTAGACCATCGGCTCGGACGGCTGGCTCTTCGTGTAGTAGAGGCCGGAGACCACCGGGACGTCGCCATTGCGCATGTACTCGTTCAGGCGGATGAATCCGTCGGCCGGGGGCATCGTGTCGTCCTCGATGAACAGCAGCCACTCGAAGTCGCCCTCGATGGCCTGCTTCACGATCAGGTTCTGCGCATCGGCCACCATGAAACCCAGCGGCGCAAAGGCGTCGTAGTGCTGCAGCGCCTGCACCATAGACCAGTTGCAGGGGATGATCTGGCCGTAGCGGGCCATCACCCACTCCATGCGAACGGTGCCCCGGGTCGCGGTGCCGATCATGAGCCGGTTGCTGGTCTCGTCTTTCATGTTCTTCACGATGGAGGATCGGTAGCTGTCAGACATAGCTCGCATCCTCCCGTCTCTTCTCGAGCGCCACTTCGATGGACCCGACCGCCTCGTACATGTTCTTGAGGATCTTCCACGGCTTGGGGCGATAGAAGGCGTAGAGCTGACCCCCGTACCGCGTGTCAAGCGGATCGAAGTATGCCCACGTGATCTCAGTCACGCCGTTGCAATGCGTCGGGTCCGCCCAGAAGCCAGGAGATCCCGCGTACGGGGCGGCGATCATCATCTTGCCCCCTGGCTCCAGCACCCGCCAGCACTCGTTCATGAAGCGCACGAACGCCCCGTGAGCCGGATCTATGTGCTCGACGATGTGAGACGCCACGATCATCTCTGCACAGTCGTCGGGGAGCACCCACGGGATGCTTTCGAGGTCCTGCACAATGTCCACGCCTGGTAGCGCTTGGGCATCGATGCCGACGAACCCCGGCTGCTTGTTGCTTCCGCAGCCGAGGTCCAGTCGCACACCTGAAGTCCTGTACTTGTCCAGCACGGCCCTTACGTCTGGCTGCCCCATACCTGTTGCCTTTCGCCTTCGACGTTATGACCGCACCAGTCTACGTGAAGTTGATCGCATATGACACGTTGACGTTCTGGTTGGTGGCGCACGCGCTAGAGGCGTAGGCTGCGACCGCGAACACCGGAGACGTGGTGTTCGAGCCGAACAGCCCGACGTTGCTCAGGTTGCTCGCACCGGCGAGGAACGAGTTCGCGCTGTTGAATGTCGCCGTGAACAGCACGCCCTTCGAGCCTGCAGACGACGCTGCCGTGACGCCGATGCGCTTGGCAGTGGAGATCTCGCCGCCCATCGAGGTGTCGTCGACCGCCGCGGCGCCGCCCGACCCGATGGAGATCGTACCGACCTGCAGCGAGCCTGCCAGCTGTGCGAAGGCGCCGCAGAGAAAGTTGTTGAAACCGAGGTTCGTGATCTGGTTCGGCACCCATCCCGAGTCGCCGGCGATGGAGCCGTCGGAGTTCTCGATCTCCAGACGGAAGAACCCCTTCACCTTCGCTCTGTCGTTCGGGACGGTGTTGCTCTTGCTCATGGCTCGCTCCTTAGACGGCGTAGCCGACGGCGTGGACGGTGAAGTTCGATGTGCCGGTCGTGACGACACCGACGTTCTTGTGTGCGGTGGCGACGATGCCCTGGGCACCGAAGCTCAGGTTCAGCACTCCGCTCGCCGGGATCTTGTACGTTGGGGTGAGCGCGGTCTTAGCGGACGCTGTGTCGGCCTCGAGCTTGACGGTGATGGCGAGCGTGGCGTCGTTGGTGATCGAGAGCGCCGTGATGTGGATCGACTTACCGGCGCCCGGGTCTGCGATCAGCTCGACGTCGCTCTGGGCCGCGGCGTAGTTGCCGATGCCGTTGACCGGCGTGCCCATCTGGGCGGTGGAGACGACGTTGACGTTCTGGTTGCCGGAAGCGTCTACGGACTCCGGCACCCATGTGGTTCCACCGTCGGACGTGCCCTCGTTCTTGACCACGCCGATGGTGATGTCGGCCACGTTCGTGACCTTGACCGGCAGAGGCGCCGGAGTGAGGAACGGGATGCTCATGTGACGCTTCCTTTCACACCCCGTGACCCGGCGGGTGCCTCTCGCCCACGATGGGGTGGAGAGGCTACCCGCTTCGGGTCACGTAAGGCTTCGGTTACTGCACCCTCAGGCCGACGATGGAGCTCTGCGCCGTCGGGTGGTAGCACTTGAGCGTCTCGTTGACGAGCAGCGAGAACGGATAGCTTATGCCGCTGCGTGCGAGGTCCCAGTAGGTGTAGGGACGACGGACGTCGAGCGCCCATCCGCGGGACTCACGCGAGTAGGCGTAGGGCACCTTCTCCGTGAGGAACAGGATGGTGCCGTCGGGGAACTCGGGATGCGCCCAGAAGTCGATCGAGGGCTGCTGGCCGTCCAGCATGCTCCCGGCGAACTTGTTGACGTACCCACCGACGTACGCACCACCGACGAACCGGCCGCGCTCGGCGGTCAGATCGATGCGGTTGGTGAAGCCGCTGTTGATGCCCATGAGGGCGTTGGAGACGGCCGCGATGGTGTTCGCAGAGCCGACACCCAGTGTCGGGCTGATCTTGAGGCTCGACCACAGGTTCTGCAGGATGTAGTCGAACTCGGCAATCCCTGAGCCTGTGGGGGTCAGGATGTTGCCGGCGGCGTTGTAGGTGAAGTGGTTCTGGGACAGGGCCTTGCCGTAGATCGTGTTCTTCTGCGACCAGGCGATGTAGCCCTCGTACTGGTTGGCGTTGGCCGTGCCGTCCGCCGTGCCGTGCGTCGCGCCGCTGGCCGCTCCACCGTAGACCTGACATGCGGTCTCGGTGATGTACGTCTGGCCGGTCGGGACGGTCCATGCGGTGCCGAGCACCGTCGAGGACGTGGACGGATGGGCGAGCTGGGTGGCAGGATCCACGAGCGCGGCAGCAGCAGCCGAGGCACCAGCGTAGATCTTGTAACCGACCGCACCGGGGACCGGGTTCCATGCGAGCTTCGCGCACAGCTGCGACGCACCGGTGTTGGAGGCGGTGATGTCCTGGCCCACGGACTCTCCGAGCTTCGCGTTGGCGATGACCGCACCCTTGACAGGGTCGGAGGTGGCGCTGGCGAGCGTGCCCTGATAGGTGAGGGCGGTGACGACGTAGTGGGCGACCGACGTGTACGAGCCGGTCCCCACGCCTGCCGCGGTGCCATCGGAGGTACCGTCGACCAGTGCGGTGCGGTTGCCGCCGAACAGGTTCATCTCCTCGAGCCTGAACAGTGCGGAGAGCAGCGTCGCGGTCTCAGCGCCGAAGGGATCGTCAAACTCCTTCGCGGCGTCGATGGCCTCGAGGTTGACCTCACCCTTGATGGCCTGCGTCGCGTAGGGCGCCTGGAAAGTCGTGGCGTTGGCGTCCAGCGCAGAACCGACGGCGGCCTCAGCCGAGCCGAGCGCGCCGGCGAACGAGAAGCTGGACGGGAAGCCCATCATGACCTTGAAGTCGGCCGTGAGGGCGCCACGTGCGGCCGTGTCGGTCGGCGTGCGGCGCCGCAGGCCGTTGAAGAACGGGAGCATGAGCTTTGCCTGGGGCTCCAGGTTGACACCGTCGAAGCCTGAGCTCGATGCACTCAGCGCCTTCTCGATGTCCCCACCGTAGCCGAGCAGGGTGGCGAGCTTTGAGAGGTTGCCATTCATGGCGTGTCGTCGTCCTTTCGATCCTTGACGGGTGGGACTTCGTGCCTTACGGCCTGCGGGACAGGTGATGGCGGACGGCCTGACCCATCTGGGCCGCGACCGCCTTCATGACCGACTGCTCGGCTTCGAGCGGATCTCCGTGCGCGGCCTCGAGGGCGGCATGCTGATCGCCAGCCTCCATCGCCTTGAGCACGGGGTCCCCGGCCGCGACCATGTTCTCGGGCAGCGGCTCGGCGATCTCCTTGGACTCGGCCTTGGCGACCTCGCCACCACCGAGAAGCTCGGCGATGACAGCCTTCGCGCCAGCGGTCGCAGCATCCTGAAGCGTGACGCCCATCGTGGCACCGGGCGTCACGGCAGGAGCATTCTCGCAGCCCGCGGGAGCACCCGGAGCGGCGGGAACCTCGGCCTTGGTGACGGTCGAGGGGGTCGAGGTGGACGGTGTCGAGGCGGACGACGGTGTAGAGGTGGACGGGGTGGTGGTACCGGTGCTGGTGCTGGTGGTGCCAGTGGTGCTCGGAGTGCTCTTGGAGCCGAAGCGCTTCTCGAACTCGCTGCGGACGTCCTCGTCCTTGCACATCGTCACGTCGGACGGCGTGCTCGAGGATGGCGTCGAGGATGAGGGCGGCGTGCTCGAGGATGGCGTCGAGGATGAGGACGGCGTGCTCGAGGATGAGCCGGTGGACGTGCTGGTCGAGGACCCGCTCAGGGTCGAGACCATGTCACCGACGACGGACAGGGCCTGCTGGGCCTGCGCCAGTGCATCGGGATCAGAGCCGACCGAGCTGAGAAGCGTACTGATCTGGCTGAGCGCTGACGAGACGTCGGACCCCTTGAGGACCTCCCTCTCCTGCAGAGCCTTGGCGACCGCGACCGTCTGATCGATGGTCCCCAGCGCCTTCACGATTCCTGCGTCCATGCCTGTTCCTTTCGCTGACTGCGGCGCTGCCGCCTTGTTGACGAACTCTCCGATCATCTCTTCAGGCGGCCCGAGAACGATCTGGTCGCCGTTGGAACCCCATGCGCACTCGAAGGTGCGCCCGTCAGCCTCGAACCTCACGCGGTCCACAGACCAGTCCACAACCACGCCGAGGTGCGCCTTGGATACCGCGCCGGCGATCTGCTCGCCGCGCTCCTGGTAGCTCCCGGACAGGTTTCGCATGGGCGTCCTTCCTTCGGGCTCATCGAACATCTCAGCCTTGACCACTGAGATCACGGCACGGGGGTTGGCTGGTACGTCGACCAGGCTGATCTCGATGAGCTCCAGCACGTCGATCACGGTGGTGCCACCGCTGCGGTGCGAGCTCAGCGCCTTGCCGCCGATGGAGAAGCCCTTGAGGATGCCCTCCTTGACCTTCGTGAGGGCCGCTTCGCCGTCAGGGGTGTCGGAGAGGTAGACGCAGATGTCGATCGCTTGGCGGGCCTCGTCGGGCACCCACCCCTCAAGGCGACCGACGGCGATCGGCTGGTGCATCTCACGGATGCCTAGACGATCAGCGCCCTCCTCGAACGCGGCCACGGCCACGGAGAAGGGAACCTCGTCGCCCTGCTTGTCCTCGAACGCGTCAGTGGCGCAGCCGTATACCAGCCGCTGCTCAGCGTCGAACTTGGTGATTGCGAAGCCGAACGAGACGCGGCGCTTCACGGCGACCCCCTTCACCGCGAAGGTTATACCTACACATGAGCCTTAGGGGAAGGAGCGAACGAAAGTGGACCGAACTACACGTGGCCCTTCATCTTCCGCTTGAACTCAGCGTTGAACGCCTTGGACGCAGCAAGCTTCGCCTCGTCGAGCTTGCCGGGCCAGATAGTCTCGCCGGCCAGTGACGCCGGGCTCCTGCGCACGTTGAGCACGCACGGCGTGTAGTAGATCCCGCCCAGGTCGACACTCACGGTGGTGAGCTTCTCGCCGCGGGCCTTCATGCCCAAGTGGTGCGTGCGCTTATAGGCGACGTCCGAGGTCTTCTTGCGGGTGGCGATGTTCTGTCGCAACCCCCGCTGGGGCGGGTACTTCATCAGCGCGCCGTGCCAGCCGGCGGCCGCGAAGGCGAGCGCCTTCATCACGGACTCGGGATAGTGCTTGAGGCCGTCCGACACCTTCATTTCGAAGACTGGCTCGTCACTCATCTGTAGCGCCTCACGAACCCATGCCCTGGCACCGGCCAGTCGTGACAGACCCACGGAGGTGTAGGGTCACCATCAAGGTAGAGAGTGGGCGACTTAGGTGTCCTCTTTCCGCGTGCCAGCAGAGCGAATGCCACCGCTCCTGTAACTGTCAGGATCGCCAACAGCACTTCACTCATCGTCTTGCTCTTCCTCGGTCCCGTCAGGCAGCACGATCGTCCGCCCGCACCGACAACCGGTATGCAGTGGAGGCGTCGTAGCGGGGTCGTCCATCTGCACTTCGGTCTGGTCGAGCCCGTCGCACTCTGAGCAGACGGCTTCATCCTCAGCCGTGTCGAATATGCCCCCCGGAGCGTTTAGCTGCTGCGCGGTCATGTTCTCGGCGATCGCATTGAGGCGCGTCGTCTCAGTGATGCCCACCTGATCGGCCTTGTAGGGCGACAGGTACGGTGCGAGGCGGTTCTCGAGGTCGCCTGCGCTCATCTCCGGGTCGTGATAGTAGTTCGTGACCTCCGCCACGATCTTGCCGGTGACGGTCTGCGATATGGACTTGATGCCACCGACGTCGTGCAGCCCCTGTGCGAGCGCCGCGGCCTGGCGCGCGGCCTCACTTGCGACCGGCAGCGCCAACGCCTTTGTAACGCGGTCGAGGTTGACGTTGTAGCGCGCCAGCATCTGACGCGGGTCCAGCGGCGCCCACTTGTAGCGCTTGCCCTCGAAGAAGGCGTTGTGGCCGTTGCACACGATGATAGCCGCCTTGGCCGCACCATCGCGCACACCTGCCTCGATCGTATCAGCGATTGCCCCGAGCACCAGCGGGTCGCGCAGCCCCCCCACGTCGCCGCCTGTGGCGCCGGGACGCGGTATCGCGGCCTTCACCTGCCGCCATGCGTCGGCGTAGGCGCGCTTGGTGGACGCGACGAACGCCGCCTCGGCCTTGGCGCATGCCTGGCGAACCTCGGGACGGTTGGAGGACAGCTTCACCGGGGCAGCCTGTAGGCCACACGGCAGACGGAGTCGAACATCGCGAGCCACTGATTGTAATCGGCGAGTGCCCACGCATCGCCGGGCATCGGCATCATCTCAATCGCGCCGGACAGGATCTTCGTCTCGGGACTCACGAGCATGCCCGCCATGAGCACCGTGTCCTCCTTGAGGATGCCCCGCACGTCGTCCCACCCGGGCAAGTGCGGCTTCGGTGCCGATACCTCGACAGACTCCGCGACCTGCGCCTGCTCCTCAACCACCAGCGAAGCATCAGCCGGCGGATCCTTTGACACTTCTGGGCGCACGCCGTTCTCCGCCGCGTTGTGCACCTTCATGTGGCCGCCCAGCGCGTTGCCCGTCCCGAACGTCCTGTGGCGCACGCTGCACTCGTAGTCCCCGCTTGCCCCCATCGCACTCTCCTTCGCTCTGCGTGCCTTGGCCTCGCCCACCTTGCGCGAGTGGTCCTTCGCGGCGCACTCGGCGCAGCGCTGCGTGTTGTGAGCCCGCCCCGTGATGTCGCACCCGCAGTCGACGCAGAGACGTGGCTCAGGGACGACCGGCAGCTTCGGATGGCTGAACGCGTGCAGCGCCAGCTCCCTGTGCGTGGAGAAGTGCTCGTGGCACGTGGGGCACTCGAACGCGCCGAACGCACGCACCTCATCGTGCCTCGCGACGTGACGAGCCAGCGCCTCCCCGCTTGAGAAGCGGAAGTGGCAGGTAGGACACTCGTACGGAGACTCTTGGATCACCGCTTACACCTCTCCATGAGGTTCCTACCGGCCCGAAGCATGATCTGTGCTGCCATCAGCGCGTCCCTGCGAGCCTGCTCGGCGTTGTGCGCGGACAGGTGCGAGTCGGCGGACAAGAGCCGCCGTTGCGCGTTCGCGAGTGCGGTCCTCGTCTCTGCGTACGGCGACTCCATGTGCCCCCCTCTAGGCCAGCGTGTAGCTATGCTCGAAGTTCTCCGCGGACACGTACGACGGTGCCCAGTGGTCCAGCCCGAACACGAAGTATCCGCCGGCCTCGTGCTCGACGCGGCAGCGCTCTACATCGATCGTGGCGCGCAGGAGATACGGCCGCTGGGCCTCGATCAGAGCAACGCGCTCCTTGTTCGTCTCAGCCGAGGACAGGTCGACGCCCTCCGTGGCCGCGACCTCCTCCAGCGCCGCCGTGCTCATACGAATCAGTGGCTTCATCCCTCTACTCCTTCTCTGTCAGTTCCGACACGGTGTGATCCTCGGGCCCCGAGGTGGTCTCGGTCGTGGCCCCCGTCGCAGCCGCCGTGTCGAGCGACACGATGGCGAGCGTCCCTGTGTCCAGTATGCGGTCGAGCCTGCCCGATGCGAGCTTGGTCGCGTCGTTGCCCACCACGCGCGGCAGGTCGTCCCAGAAGCTCGTGTTGGTGCGCAACCCGTGCAGGCGCGCCATCGAATCCTTGGACAGCTCCGCGTCCCCGAACGCCGCGAGGAACGGTGAGAAAATCGGCATGTTGCGAGTCGGGAACGTGAGCCCGTTGTCGCAGAGCACCGGGCGCATCTCATCGTCGGACGCCGTGAGCCAGTTCCCGCGGTGACGGTCGATCGAGCCGTCGATGTACTCGAGGATGGCCACGCGCTCCACCCACGCGGAGGCGTACTTGTCCGCGTCGCGGGCAGGCAGGTTGTCCGAGGAGTACATCGCCACGGAGCCGATCTCACCGTTGACGGACGCCATGTACGCGACGGGGACGCAGTAGAACTGCAGCGCGCGGTCGAGCATGTACGCCGCCTGCTCCCTGGCGCACTGAGGGCCGCCGGCCCGCTTGACCAGCTTCGGGTTCTCGCCGGCGAGCGGCTTCCACACGCCAGGCTTCGTCGGCAGGCCGGGTGGTGAAATCGCCACGATCTGCACGTCGTTCGCATGCCCGCCCGCGGGCCAGTCCACGTCCCCTGCCTTGAGCACAGGCGCGCCGTAATACTCGTCGTCGGTGACCGCGACCCCGGTGTTCTTCTCGATGGGGTGAGGCGCCTCGACGGACTTGGATGCAGCGGGCGGTGCGACCTCGCGCCTGAGCTTGGCGATCTCCGCCCACAGCGCCTTCTCCTCCACGCTCTGGGGCGAGGACGATGAAGACGTGGACGGCGTGCCGCTCTCGATCATCGAGCGGCCCACCTTCTCGTCCTGCGTGGTGGCAGGTGTCGTGGAGATCGCCGCATCCCCGCCCGCCTCCTCCTCGCTGTAGCCGCTCGCGAGGAATGACGTGATCGACACCGGTACGCCGTTGCGGATCACCATGAGGATGTCGCCACCCTTGACCGGCTCCTGATCGAAGATGGAGCGCGCCTCGTTGAGGGTGATGCAGCCGTTGATGAACCACTGCACCGCCGCAGTCTGGCGCGTCGATGGGTCGATCGAGGTCGTCGGGAGCTGCAGCTCGAAGCGTACCGCCGGGTCGAGGTCCAGGCCGTGGCGTGCGGCGTTCATCGCGCCTTCGATGTAGTCCTTCAGCGGACCGAGGCCCATGCGGAAGAAGGACTGCTGGTTGAAATCCATGTACCCGGATCCGCCGAGCCCACGGCCGGGAACCTGGCCGTACTCAGAGGGCGGCACGCCGTAACACAGGCTCACGTTGTTGAACGCCGTGGTGTAGGCATCCTTCGGGAACTCGGCCTTCTTGCCCGAGATCCACACAGCGTCCTTGCTCGGCAGGATCTGAATGCGGCGCCGCTCCTCGGGCTGGCCGTTGAGGCGCGCGTTGTAGGTGGCCGTCCACTCCCCGACCTGCTCAGGATTCATCGTGTCTTCGCCGAATCCGAGGAAGCCCTCAGGCGTGTTGCCCTCGGTGTAGTAGGCCAGCTCGAACCCCTTGATCTGTGCCAGCAGCTGCACGTCGGACCAGCAGTCCTCCATCGGCGTCATGCCGTAGGGTGCGTCGATCCACGGCTGGGCCGGATGGTAGTAGACCTCCTCGGTCGAGAACGCCTGGAATGGCGTGCCCTGTATCACCTGCTGGAACGCGGGCGAGGGCGGACGAGGCTGGCGACCGTGCACGTCCACGAGCGCGAACAGCGTTGAGCCGTTGATGCGCCGTATCTCCTGCGCGCCACGATCGATGTAGAGCGCCGCCGCGTCGAGCACGAGGCGGTCCTGCAGCACCTGCTTGACCCACACGTCCCACGGAGTCTGGCGATCGGGGCTGCTCAGCATCCACAACTCGGGATGGTCGGCGGGCACCTGCTCACCCGTGCCCACTTCCACCAGCGCCGGTTCGAAGATCATGAACTCCCGAGTGAGAAGATGGACCGCCATCTTCACCTCGGTGATGAGGCGGAACGTCTCGACCAGCGTCTGGAACGTCGTGAGCCCGTAGCCGCTACGAGGCACGATGTTCGCGTTGACGGAGGGCTTGTAGTCGATCTCGCGAGGCTTGCCCTCCTCCCACGGCTGAGCGCCGGGAGAGACGGGGAGGCCCGGCCCGAAGGTCGCACCGCTCCACGCGGGCGCTCCCTGCTGGGACGCGCCGAGGGCCTTGCTCACACGCAGGATGCCGGGCATGCCGTGCTCCTTACATCTCGAGCCGCTTGGACTCCGCGATGATCTCGCGGAACATGCGCCGCCGTTCTATCCTGCTCATGTGAGCAGACTTCATCGTTTGGTCGAGCACCGCGAGCGCCACCAGGACGCGCTTACGGGAGCGCAGCGTGCGGCGAGCCCTCAGGTACGTACGCAGCCTCTTCATCGGGGCAGCCCCAGCCATAGACGCACGACCCATGTAGCCGCGGCACCGAGACGGCGCAGCACGGATACCGGGCGCCGCGTGACCTCCATCTTCGATCCGGCCGGCAAGAAGAGCACGATGGGCGACCCGGCCCGCCACGCAGCGACAGCCTTCTCAAGCTCCGCGGCGTGCGTAGCATCCGGAGTCGGGCCCTGGTAGACGATCGTCACGCTGTCACGCGGGTGCACCTTGCGAGGGGTGGTGCGCTTGTCCACCCATCCCGCGAGTCTGTCACGGATGCTCATGGGAGCGTCACCTGGATCTCACGACCGTCCGCGCCGTACCACTTGCATGTACCGCCGGTCACAACTCCGGGCGCAGCGACAGAGGTCTCCCCGAGCCCGAAGTGCTCACGGATGAGCGTCTTGGCCTCGCCGTCGGTGAGGACGCCCCATTCGTACGCTCGGATCGCATCAGACACCAGCGTGTCACGGGTGACGTGACTCGGCGCTGCATCCGGCTCTCCGTACCCCTCGCGCTTACCGTAGACCCTCATGCCCCGCTCCTTCCCCCTGCATTGTCGGCGCCATCGTACCCCTTCGAGCGACGTCGGAACATGAACATACCTGGCGAGAGCCCGGCCCACGCACACAGCGCCGCGAAGTTCTCGATGTCCGTGTTCCGACCGCTCCTCAGTCGGCAGAGCGTGGTGTGGGAGATGCCGGACTGCCTCGCCACGTCCTGCCACAGCGCTCCGCGACTGCGACGCACCTCGTCGAGCGCCGCCACGAACGCATCATGAGCGAAACCACCAGCCCTGTCGGGTGATGCGATCACACGACCCCCCGATATGCGCGGATGCTCTCTGTCGTCCATGTGCGGGTGAGGCGGAACAGCGCCTGCGTACAGGCGTCTACCTGGTCGTCGTTGGCTCCGAAGGGGAACCGCGAGCACTCGAACACGAACTCCGCCACCCACGGTGCGATCGTCTCATCGGGAAGATACACGTTACCAGCCTCGATCGTCGGCGTCACGGCGGCCGCCCTCGCCTCCTTGCTCCCCTTCGGCGTGACCGCCTTGATGCCTGCGATCTCACGGCGCAGCTCGGAGATCACCGCGGGCCCGTTCGCGGCGTCCTCCACGAGCTTCAGCAGCGCCTGCGGCCACTTGGAGCTCAGCAGCCGCACGAGGCGGATGGTGGCAGGGAAGTCGGCGCGCTGGCGCACTTGGTCCAGCAGGTACTTCTCGCTCCCCTTCAGTCCCCACACCTGCCCCACCACGAAGTCAGAGGTCTTGGCGTCCTTGAACGCCATATCCCAAGATTGGATGATCTCGTCGAACTGCTCCGGGTCCGGCGGCTCGTGGTAGAACTGCCACCACGAGGTCTGGAACATCGCGCCCTCGGCCGGCGCGGGCTCCTGCTGGTACTGCGCCCCGAAGTCGCGGGATCCGAGAGCCACGTGCAGGCTCGACAGCTCCTTCTCGCCCTCGCGCTCAGGCCACAGCAGGTCGCCGTGGCACTTGATGGCGCCGCCGGGCAGCACCTCGAACCCGCCGCCGCGGCGATTCACCACACGCCCTGAGCGAGGGAACACGATGCGCTCGTCGGACACCGCTATCGACGGTAGGCACAGATGCACCCACTCGTGCAGTATGTCGCGCTTGAGCACGTGCCCGGTAGGGTCGTCGTCATGCAGGCGCTGCATCACCATCACGATGATGCCCTCAGCCTTGTTGTTGAGGCGGGACGGAAGGTCGCGGTCCATGAACTCGTTAGCCGACGCCCTGTCCGCATCCGAGTACACCTCCGACGGGTTGACCGGGTCGTCGATGTCGATCACGTCGCCGCCCTTGCCGAGCATGGTCGACCCCACCGACCCGGAGATCATCGTGCCGGAGCAGGTGTTCTCGTACTGCGTCTTGAGGTTCTGATCGTGCGCCAACACTATCTGCGGCCAGTTGGACTGGTACCACGACGACTCGATGATGCGGCGGCGCAGGACGCTGTGGTCGGTGGACAGGCTCGAGGCGTACGAGGCGAACAGGTAGCGACGCGTCGGGCGGACTATCCACTCCCAGCACGGCCACATGACCGTGACCAGCAGGCTCTTCATGGAGCGGGGCGGAATGTTGATGATGAGGCGCCGGATATCGCAGTACGTCAGGCACTCGAGGTACTCGCACAGCAGATCGATGTGCCAGTTCCACAGCAGCGGCGTGGAGGGCTCGACGATGTGCCATGCCTGGCGGACGAACTCAGCGAACGATACCTCAGCGCTTGCGCGGTCTCGGCGCCTTGCGAGCTCGCCCGTCAGTAGGGCCAGCCGTCCCACCTGATCCGAGTCGCCACTCGGCGAGGATGGACTCGGCCTCTGCGACGATGTCTTCCGTGGACCGGCTTTCGAGGTCGCCATCGTGTGTGGTCACATCCTGTTTCGGGGCACCCTCGGTGTAGTTCAGGATACTCGTACGGGCTGAGGCGTCGTCACGCAGCACCGCCCGAGCGGTCGTGACACCGATCGCCTCGGCGACTGTGGCAGTCTTTTCCAGCCCAAGCTGTGCGAGCTGCTCAGGCTTGATGCCGATGCTCAAGGCCGGCTGCTGAAGCACCCACTTGTAGGCTTCGGACACCTTGGACTTGCGTGGGCGACCGGCTGGGTTCGGACTCTCCCCCGGCTTCCACGCTCCGGGGTTGCCCGGCAAGAAACGTCCGTGAGCATCACGAGCCCCGTTGTTCGGCGGCTGCTCCTGCCCGTCAACCTTACGAGGCATCCTCGAGCACCGCCTTCTCGCCCGTCAATGCTTCCCACCTGGCGACTATCACGTCGCAGTACGCGGGGTCGAGTTCCATCGTGTAGCCACCCAGCAACCACACCGCACCGGGACACGTCACAGGCACAGCGGGAGGCTCCGGCACTTCGTCCTCTGTGACCTCGGCGCTGGGCCCGCCCGTCAGCCCTGCGATCTCGCACTCGGTGAAGCCGGTCAGCTCGAGGTCTATGTCGCTGGTGTCGATCGCACCGAGCAGGTCACGCAGCATCGGCGCGTCCACCTCGGCGAGCTCGGCGAGCTTGTCGCCGGCGATGATTGCAGCGAGCTCCTCGGCGTCGGACGCGAAGTCCTGGTCGTCGACGGGGATCTCGGTGAGCCCCATGCGCGTCGCGACCTCCCACCGTGCATGCCCGGCCACTATCCTGCCGCTACGCTTGGACACCACCACGGGGTAGCGCCAGCCGAGCTCGCGAATGTTCTTCTCAAGCAGGCGGAGCTGCTCCTTGCCATGCTTGCGCGGGTTGGACTTCGCCGGCGTGAGGTCGCCCGGCGCCACCAGGCGGTCATAGGTACACTCGATCTTCACGTGTCGTCCCCTCCTCGGCGCTCAGTATAACGCTGGTGCTATCCCGAGGTGGGTGCACGGCATCCTCGGCGATCATCCCCGCCCAGAACACGGCGATCAGCACGAGGATGAATGCGGACGGGATCATGGCTTCTCCAGCGGGAATCCGAGTACCACCGAACCGTCGGGCTCCTGCCGCGACACCAGCGTGCGCGGTGCCGCCACCATCGAAGCCTGTGTGATCGTCACCGGAGCGCCGACCTGATACACGAGGGATCGCAACCCTGCCCTGGTATCCTCGAGCGCCAACACCAGCCGGTCAATCAGCGACACCTCCTGCCGCGCAAGCTCGCGCACACTCTCCTTGCCAATCACCAGCTCGTCGGGTAGTCCAGCCACCGCTCGAAGCTGCGCCACGAACTCGTCGTCGGTCATGGGGCCAGGATCTCTCAGTGGTTTGCTCACAGCCCCCACGCCCTTCTGCAGTCGTCCAACTCAGCGCCGTCGCCGTCCATGAGCGCCCACGCGGGGAACGCCGCGACCGGCAGCACATCCGGCTCGTTCCACTCGCCTCGGCGGGTACGGACGCGCATGACCTCGCCCGCCCCCGGCCGCGACAGGCACCGCGTCAGCTTCTCGACTACCGACAGGTAGGTGCGCCCGGTGCGGCCAGCGCGCACGTGGCACTGGCGCAGCATCTTCGGCAGCAGGGGCGTGGCGCCGAGCTTCGCCACCAGCCGCCTCAGCTCCTCCTCTGCACGCAGCTCACTCGTGTCGATGGTCGCCGCCATGATCTCGTGCACCGCGAACAAGGCCATCAGTCCCACCCCTCGACGGTCTTGGTGTGCTGCTCGGCGCGGAAGGCGTCAGCGCGCGCGTCGTCCTCAATGCGCTCGACGGCAGGGATGCTGCGGTTCTCCGACGGAGACGGCGGCGTCGAGAATACGGACACGGCCTCACCAGCGCCCGTACGCGCCGATTTGACCCTCGGTCGCGGCTCCGCGCCCACCGCTGCGAGTGTTGAGGCCGCCACGGCGTTGTCCCGTCGCGCGTCAGCGTCGAACCTTAGCGCCTGCGCATCCGAGAGCACCTGCGGCGAGTGCAGCGAGAGGTGCAGGCCGTCGGCGAACACCAGCACGCACCGCCCGCCGCGGCCCATCGCCAGCGTCGCTCCGCTCGCGTGTACCACCTCGGCGATCATGTCGAACGTCTGAACCCCGGTGCCCCGTGCATCGGGGTCAGGCCGCCACTCCTCATCCATCACCTCGCGAAACGTGCGCCCCTCCACTCGCTCAAGGTCGAGCCGTTCTGCGATCGTCTCAGCGTAGGAACGCGTGCGATGCTTGCCCACGTACGTCGTGTCGCTCACCTGTGACCACCCTCCATCGTCTCTCGCGAGCTGGCACGCCTGATGGCGGCCACCTTCGCCTGCTCCTCGCGTAGCATCGCGACCATAATGTCGCGCTGCACGCTGCTGATTACGTCGAGCTGTTGGGGCGCTACGGTTCGTCCTCGCTTATGAGCCCTCATCGCTTCGCCACCTTCTCGTCGTGGCCTATCAGCATTGCCATGATCCACACGCCGATGAGCACCCCGACGATCAGCGCGCAGATCGCGACGTCCAGGCTCACGAACGGCACGCCCCTCGATACCACAAGCCTCGTCATGCCCTCGCCCCCTTCATTTGATGATGGCGAGCGCCTCTTCGACGCTCGTCGCTATCCCGGTCAGCCCGCCCGCGTCACTGATACGCTGCATGACGAGCTCTTGCAAGCGTGTCGCCTTGCCACCGGGCACCTTGACCTCGATGGCGAACAGCGACCCGTAGCGGCACCCGATGATGTCCGGCACGCCGGCCGACTGGAACGGGCCTCCGTGCACCTTGAACGCCCACGTGTGCGCCATCGTCCCGAGCTCGGTGAGGATGGCCGCCACGATCCTCGCCTCAGGCTGCGCGCTCACGCTGGCACAGTCCCCGCGACGCCTTGCGCCACAGCCTCTATCGTCCCGAAGAAGGCATCCGTCTGAGCGAGCGCCGGGTCGTCGGGCTTGATCGGGTCGTCGCTGTACGCCCACACGCTCGTGGCCTTGACCCGCTCGGCTCTCGCCTCCTCCACCAGCGTGCGCAGCAGCCTCGCGTGGGCTGATCGCACCGACGCAGGCTGGCGGTACGCCTCGATCACTCTCCCGAGAGCCGCCGCGTAGCGCATGCGGTGCACCTCGCGCGGCTCAAAGTGCGCGGCGTCGGCGGTCGGCATAGTCGGGCTCACCTCGCACGAGGTAGACCTGTCCGGCGCGTATCTGAGGGTATACGCCGGACACCCCGAGGGAGCGAATCGCCCCACGTATCGCCGTGTGGACTCGATCGGGGAACTTCACACCACACATGTTGACCTGCCATGCCTTGTCCCCAGACGCGATGAACGCCTCGACCTGCCGCTGCCTGATCCCCTTCGATGAGCGGACTTCTCCGGGCAGCTCTTCTCCCTCCTTGAATCTACGAACCGGCAACTCTTCTGCATCTTTGAACCGATGAACACACAATCCTTCGACCGCGTCGGTGCTTTCCGCTGCCACTCTCAACCCCCTAATATCCGCCGGGCTATATGTATAACGCCTTTTATATGTTATCCGCGCAATCCCAATAATGCAAGGTCGGCGGGGGTATGTTGACAGTTGTTGCTGATAACGCGGGAATTCCCGAAAGGTCGCGTGCCCGCGCGTCCGTATGCGCGCATGCGCGCCCGCGCACACGTGTAGACGGTCTGCAGATTTGGCGTTACAGGCGTTATCATAGAGAGTATCTGCAGGTACTGGACTTGTTTGGGATAACACTACTGATAACGTATGGGATAACAACCAGGATAACGTCACGTTTTCAGAACGGCGCATAGTCACCAGCATCCTCGTCGTCATCGTCACACTCGTCGTCCTCGGGACCGAGACCGTTGTCGCGCAGCCACTTGGCCCACATCGCCTTGTGCTGATTCTCGGTTCGAGTCAGCGCGCATAGGTTGGCGATGCCGCAGTTGAGCGGGTCGTCGTCGAGGTGGTCGATCTCGAGCTCCGTGGGCCCGAACGCGGCGACGTAGACGATACGGTTGACCCGCAGCGACCTCACGTGCCCGTCGATCCTGACGATGATCTTGCGATACTCCGCAGCGGCAGGGCGCTTGCCCGCCTGCTCCACGCGCTCTGTGGCGCGCCTGACGCGCCCTGTGCGCCCATCACGCGTCCACAGCGCCCCCATGCCCTGTGTGTCGACCACGAGCCGTCCCTCGGCGATGAGACGGACGATCAGATGGTCGTTGCGTGGGTGGCACATCAGCGCGTCAGAACGGGTCGCCGGGCGCTGGCGTCGACAGCGCCGCGTTGTCCAGCGTGGGCTCCTGATCGGCGCCGAGCTTGGTCTCGTCGATCCACACGACCCGCTTCTGGGAGTTGTAGACACGCTGGCTCGTCGTGCAGCCACCTGTGGCGTCGAGCTTGACCGCGTCTCTGGCCATCAGCGCCCGCAGTGTCTTGCGGTAGGAGAACCCCGCACTCTCGAGCGCTTCTCGCAGCGCGGAGGGGAACACGAGCCACTCCGTGACTCGCTTCTCGCCGTAGAGGATGGTGGAAAACGCCTGCGTGGTGAACCGAGACTCGTTGGAGTGCAGCCAGTCCTCGATGTAGAGGCACGCCGCCTCGTCCACGTCTCCCGCCTGGCTGATTTCCACCCGGCCGAGTACTGCGAGTCCGAGCTCCTCTGCCTGTGTCATCGCCGTCTTGTAGTCACACCCGAAGAATCTCATGGACAGCACGACGTCGGCGGCGAGCACTGTGGCGATGCCGGACAGGTGCGAGGACGCGTGCTGCCGTCCATACGGTTCGATGTGGGCGAGGAGCACCTCGTGCAGCTTGACGATGGTGGACTCGCTCATCTTCGTTACCTCGTCCACGAACGCCGGTCCGAGGTGGCCGTGGGTCGCGGCGACTGTGAGGTGCATGCGTGCCGCGTCCTCCTCGCACTTGAACGGCGATCCGTAGACCTCGAGCACGCGCGTCGTGACGCCGGTCTTGGACGTGGAGCCAGACAGCGGCTCCTCTCCCGTGGCCAGCACGATGGTGCGCCAGTGCTGCTGTGCCTGCAGTCCGCCGTCACGTGCGCCCCTGACGCGTCCTGTGCCGCTCGAAAGGCTCATCACCACGCTGTCGAGGCTGCGCTGGTCTCCGCCCGCCGCCTGGCGCTCGTCAATACCAAGCGGAAGGTCGCGAAAGAGCGCCGCGCGGCGCTCGAGTCCCACGGCGGTGGCGTTGAACGTGGTCATGAGCACTTCCGGGTCGCCCCACGCGGACAGCGCCGCCTTGATCGCCGCTGTCTTGCCGCCCCGGCTGCTCCCCCAGTTGTAGACGAAGAAGATCCGGCCGCCGGTGGCGCGCAGCAGTGTCGACGCCACGCCGGCCGCGAGGATGAACCGCAGCGTCGAGCTCTTGGCCCGCGCGGCGCCGACCTCGGAAAACCACGCGTCCCGATCCCCTCGAGGCGTGAACGCCGCGACCACGTCCTCCACTCCCGGCGGCAGGTCGAGCAGCAGCCCGTGTGCGTTGGTCGGCATGAAGTGCTTGCCGCACCACCCCAGCTCGCGGGCGCTCTCCACCACAGGCACGCTGTCCATGTTCGCCTGCTCGAGCGCTCCGAGCCACTGCACTATCTTGCGCGCGTTCTCGCTCGTGATCTGTGCGCCCAGGGGGGCGAGCACCTCGACGATGTTGCGCGCGTTGAACGCGTCGGCGCGGTCGGCGATCACCTCGTGTGTCCTGCCTCCGCGCGAGAAGGCCAGCCGTACGCGCTCGTGGGACGTGGCGGCGTCCACTATCCTGCCCGTGAGCACGATCGGTGTGGTGGTCACCAGCGTCGAGGTCTGCATCTCCTTGTTCCAGTGGTGCACGCCGCTGGTGTCGCACTTCCAGCCGCGAGGGCACGTGAGGCCGTGAGAGGCCAGCAGAGCCGCGCTGTCGCCCGCGGGGGCATCCTCCCCCGCCTCCACCGGCTCGGCTGCCGCCATCGCGGCTAGGATGGGCTCTGCGGCGTCGGAGCCGAGTGCCTTGTACAGCGCGCTCGGGTCCTTGACCTCTCCGGGCGTCGACCACCGCGACACGTCGGCCCGCCCGTTGAGCTCCGCGGCCACGCGGGAGATGAACGCCGCGGCGCCGCTGTCGCCCTCGTCGTGCACGAGGACCTCGGTGACCGAGGCGGGCAGCCACGAGGCGCGGAAGGTGGTGGCGCCCGGCACGCCGAGCGCAGGGATCCCGAGCGACCACAGTGCGTGGCAGTCGCTCTCACCCTCGACCAGCACGATGCGCGTCGCGCCGGCGTTGAGCGCCAGCCACAGCCCGTAGAGCCCCATCGAGCCGGTCATGTGCTGCTCTCCGTCCGGGCCCTTGGCCGTGACCCAGGCGAACCGTCGTGTAGAAGCGGGGCGGTTGCGCTTGCGCACCGCGCCACTGTCGTCGCCCGGCGCGTAGGGCATCAGGACGACGTTGTGAGACGCGGTCACCCCCCACTCGGCGAGCTTCGCCGCGTCGAGCCCCTTCTCACGTGCGTAGGCAGCCACGTCGTAGGGTGGCTGCGCAGCCTTGCGCTTCGGTGCGGGGGGCGTCTTGTCCACGCCGGCGAGCTCGCAGATGATCCGGTCGGCGTCGGCGGTGGAGATGTTGTCCTTGAGCGCGAGGAACTGTGTGGGGTTGCCTTGTCCGCACCCCGCCTCGCACTTCCACAGTCCCGAGTCGGTGGTGAACCAGAAGGCGGGGGTGTGGGTGTTGTCGTGCAGCGGGCACAGTCCCGTGTGCTTGGCGCCGCTTCTCTTGATCCGCTCCACTCCGTGCGTGCGATAGAACTCGACCCAGTCGACCTGGTCGTTGCCGTAGCTTGTGGGCACCCGCGTCGCCTCCGCTTCCCCTTCGTCGCGCATCTCGAGGCCCCCCGCCCCCCACAGCGGAGGGCCTCGTAGAAGTGCATCGTGTATCCGTCGACTATGCGCCCCGAGCGAGCAGCGTCGTCAAGCTATTTCGCGAGCGGAGTGCTCGGCGCCTTGGGAGTGGCGACCGGCTTGACCGGCTCGACGCCGGTGAAAGCGGAGAGGTTGGAGTCCTTGAGCACCACGCGGGTACGCAGGATGCCGAGCAGTGTGTCGGCGCACTCGTCGCACAGGTCCACCGGATCCTTGGTGGAGAAGATCAACATGTCCTCGCCGTCGGTGAGCCGGACCTCGAGTGACCAGGGCTTGGTGTCGCGTTGCGCGTGTTCACGCACGGGTCGGGGTGAGTGTAGGGGCCTGCGACGTAGACCCTCATAGCAGAACCTCCTGCGCGCACCGCTTGGCAGCCATCTCGAGCCAGCGCTCGTCGAGTTCGATGCCGATACATCCCCGTGGTACAGCGTCACCCAGTCGTCCTCGTAGTAGGGATTCATCGCTCGTCGCCAGCGCAGTTTTTGAGCGCGTCGCGGATGACGAGCTTCGCACCCGCCACCTGCCCCATGAACAGGTCGCGCCAGTCCTCCATCGTCTCCGGGCTGCCTTCCTCGTAGCACTCGGCCACGAGCTGGTCGCAGGCGAGGTCAAGCGCCGCGCCGTTTTCGGCGGCGGCTTCCTTCCACATCTCGATTTCAGCCGCGAGAATCCGGATAGCAGGGTCGCGCACATCCGGCGACCAGTGGCAAGCCTCCTTCAGCGCGGTTTCCACATCGCGTGCGTATTCAGGCTCCACCCTTGGTCCTCCCTTCACAGCAGCCGGAACCCTGCGGGGCTGGCATGTCTGGCCCCTTGTCGTCGTTCGGGTACTTCTCCAGTTTCGACGTCGAGCACGTGCGGTCGCAATCGCCCGTCTTGTCGCGGCGGTAGTCGCAGCAGTAGCAGCTGGGGAGCAGCTTGTGGAGTCCATCTCTCGCCGCGAGTGCCGCGTGATCGTGATAGAGCGCGGAGCAAAGCACGTCGAGGTCGCGGGACCACATCGCGCCCCGGAGGGTCTTCCACATACCGACACGCTCGTGGGCGGTCAGGGGATTAAGCAATGCCCTCACCCCGGTACTGACGCTCGTGGACATACCGGACATATGCCTCAGCGAGGTCGCGCCCAGTTGCCCACACGTCTCGACCGCTGACGCCCCACTGGTGCATCGCGTCGGCATCTCTGGGGTAGGTGAACTTGACGGTCAACCCCTCGTTGACGCAGCGTTCCATGAGCCGCACGACATCCGATCTTTTCGTGAGTTCTGTTAGCGCCTTGCGGTACTTGCCGGGAATCATCGAAGCGCCGCTCAACTCGGCGATCTCTACGGCCTCTTCGAGTATCCGAGCGTTGCCATCACTCATTGGGTCCGCCCTCCTTCACGGCGTCATTCGTCATAGTCTGCCTCCTCGAACTCCTTGCAGCGACACGGGTACGACGGTGAGTATTCGCCCGATCTACGCTGTCGCTCTACCTTCTGACCAGGAAGCAGGCAGCAGTTGTCCACGCTTAGTTGACCGAGAAGAGTGTTCCACCGCTCATGGTAGATGCAGCCCTCGCAGGTATCAGTCATCTGCGACCTCCGGATCGTGCGTGTGCTCCCCTCAGGAGGCATCACTAACGGAGGCGCGAGCTTCAGACATGCCAGCCTGCGCTCAAGGTCTTCCGCTGCCCGCTCTAGCCCCGTGGCATACTCTCGTTCTGCCTCGATGCTGTTCAGTAAATCGAGCATGTCATCCAGAGGGGTAGCGAGACGCGTGTTGGCAGATCGCCATGCTTGTAGCTCACCCAGCCGCTCGTCGCTCATGCGCTCGCTCATTCCTTCTCCTCCCCGACAATCGGGACCATGCTCGTGCGCTTGTGGTGCTCTGACGTCTGCGTGCTCAGAAAGGCCACAATCTCTGACAGGCAGGACGCATCGAACAGGCGAGCGCCAAGCGGATAGAACACGTAGCGCCGCCAGTGGGAGTACCAGCGAATGCTACCTAGGCACTCGTCGCGGGCATCCGTACTCCACACGCCCCACTGGTTCGTCTTGCCCGACGGGCTTGTGCCAGCGTCCTTGAAGGCTAGATGGCTCATAGTTCCCTCTTCTCCCGGAGTATCCGCATGGACGACGACTCGTAATGAATGGGCCAGTCAATCGTTCTGAGCGGACACCACCTCGGCGGCGTCACTGGCGACGGCAGGCCGTGGTGCCCATCCCGGAGACGGTTGCGGCTCCTCTTTCGAGGACGCGTCACAAGGAACGCATTGTCGTATCCGAGCGCCCGCATATCATCGTAGCTGAGACCCGGCTTGAATCCTCCATTGCAGCGCCACCAACCCCAGCCGGGGCGATTCGACTGGTCAAGCCACGTCACGCGCGGGCAGTCGTCACACGAGCCGATGAGGATTACGCGCATGGTGCTCACGCTTCCGCGCTCCACTTCCGCAGGATGCCGCCGATGTAGTCGAGTTCCATCTCGTGGCCGGCGGCGAGCAGCTTGTCGGCTGCGATGATCGGTGTCCTGTCACGGTCGCAGAGCGTCGCCTTCATGGGTCTATCCCTTCGTCGGGTGGAATGACACGTTCACGATCTCGTCGGTGCACCGCTCGCAGATGCAGCGTACTGGGTCGTTGCCGAACTCGGCGAGTGGACCGCGCTGTGTGCCGCACACGGCGCACCGTGGCGGGACGGGGAGCACTATCACGCTCTCCCCGTCCGCGCTCACGTCGACTTCGCACCCGGGCTCTATCCGCGAGTCACGGCGTACGTCGGCGGGCAGCTGCAGCCGCCCCTTCTCATCGACCACGATGCGCATGGCTAGAACGGCTCCGGGCCGCTTGCAGCCTCGGTCGCCGTGGCGCTCACGATCGCCGGTGTGTAGGCGGTGACCACGCTGAGCAGGCTCTCGCCGTAGCCCTTGAGCCACGCGGTCTGCGCCGCAGGGAGCTGCTTGCCGCCACCCGCTACGTCGACCAGGGAGAACGTTGCCTTGGAGTACTTGACCCCTGAGGCGCTCGAAGCGGGCTCGAGGCCGACGCGCGTCACCACACCGTACCAGTACCGTCCCCGCGCCATGAGGCTCTTGACGGCGAACGTGCGCCAGTTCTTGAGGCTCGTGGCCGGCAGGGGCAGGAGCAGCGGGATCAGGTCACCCTCGCGCAGGATGTAGAGGTGGCGGCGGTTCTTGCACGCCTTGCCGCCGTCGGGCGAGGATCCGAACTCGTTGAGCCAGCAGCTCGCGCAGTCATGTGCCACGCTCGTGTCGTCCTGCTCGCCGGTCTCCGGGCTGGTGCCGCGGTCGCCGTGGGCGGTCACGCCGTCGGGGGACACGCAGTCCGGAGCCGTGTTGCCGCCCGTTTCCTCCATCGGTGAGGCCCAGTACGCGTTGACCGCGTGGTGCGCGACGATGACGCCGACGATCTCCTTGACCACCTCGGCGTCCGCCGGGTCGTCGGGGTTCTCGATCTGGAACGCGAGCATGTCGCCGCTCGGCATCTTGACCCGCGTGAACAGCAGCATGCCGAGGCTGGTGGGGTCCTCGCCGAGCTCGGATGCGATCGACGCGATGTCGAGCGCGGCGCCGGGCTCCATGACCGCGAGCGGGTAGGCCCCGTCCGTCGTCGCCAGTGCGTCCTTCTTCGATGTTTTCATGCTAGTCCTCCTTGGTTGCTTTGGTATTCATGACCACGATCCTGAGCGCCGCAAGCAGCGATGCTTCTTGCCCTTCGTTGATCTTCGCACCCGCGAGGTTCGCACGCGCGAGGTCCGCACCCGCGAGGTTCGCACGCGCGAGGTCCGCACCCACGAGGCTCGCACGCGCGAGGTCCGCACCCGCGAGGTACGCACCCGCGAGGTTCGCACGCGCGAGGTCCGCACCCGCGAGGTTCGCACGCGCGAGGTCCGCACCCACGAGGCTCGCACGCGCGAGGTCCGCACCCGC